CAGGGCATTGTATAATCTTACCATAAATATTGAGTGGATGTAGAAGTTGAATCTGTAGACGAAGTTCGTTACTATATAAAAACAGAAAAGGGAGTCAAACAAGAACTGAGAGATTATTTCTCGTTCATGATTCCTGGTGCTGAGTATATGCCATTGTTTAAACGGCGTATATGGGATGGTAAGATACGATTATTTGATATTTTATCTTCCACCCTACCAAGAGGTCTTAAATCTTACCTGAGTAAGTTTTGTAAAGATCGTCAATATACTTTAAATATTAAAGAAAGCAAGAATCCCCTATGCATAACGGAGGAGAAACTTCTGGACTTCTACAATACCCTAAAAGTTTCTGTAAAAAAACAGCGGGTCAAAATGCACCCCCACCAAAGCCAAGCAATTCTACACGCTATCAACGCTCACCGGTGTGTAATAATATCTCCGACAGGTTCTGGAAAAAGTTTAATAATCTACGTCTTGCTCCGGTATCTACTATCCGTAATAAAATCAGACAGAAAGATTTTAGTTTTGGTTCCAACGGTAGGGCTGGTTACACAGATGGAAACCGACTTCTTTGATTACTCAAAAGCAGATCCTTCCTGGCTATCAAGAAAATATATTCATAAAATTAGTGCAGGGCTTGAAAAAGATAGCAACAAACAAATAATTGTTTCTACTTGGCAGTCTATATACAAGTTACCACGAGAATGGTTTGATCAGTTTGATGCTATCTTCTTTGATGAGTGTCACCAAGCCAAGGCAGAATCAATTAACTTAATTGGTCAGAAGTTAACCAAAGCGTGGTTTCGTATTGGTACTACAGGCACCCTAGATCAAACACAAGCACATCGTCTGAGCATAGAAGGCATTCTAGGACCTGCTGTACAATTTATTCAGACAAAGAGCCTAATGAACAAAGGATTGCTTGCTACTCTTGCTGTTGACTGTATTGTACTCAAGTACACAGATCAAGAGAAGCAGGATATGAAAAAGCAAAAATATCCTGATGAAATCAAGACTATAATAAGTAATACTAGGAGGAATGAATTTGTCAAAGAACTCGCAATTCACACCAAAGGCAATACACTTATCCTCTTCAACTACGTCGAAGGACACGGGAAACCTCTCCACGCTCTCATTGAGGCAGCAGGAACAGATAAGAAGGTATATCTTATTCACGGAAAAACAGAAAGTGAAGCAAGAGAATCTATTCGCCGCATCGTGGATACACAAACTAATGCCATATTGGTTGCGAGTTACGGTACTACTAGTACTGGCATTAACATTGTCAACATTGATAATCTTATACTCGCCTCTCCTACTAAATCTGTAATTCGTTTACTGCAGAGTATTGGTAGAGGTTTACGAGTATCTTCTAAAAAGAAAACTTTGAAAGTTTATGACATTGTTGATGACCTTTGTTACAAGTCATACAAGAACCATGTTTATAGGCATTTTGAAGAACGAATCAAAATTTATAAAAAAGAAAAATTTGATTACAGAATAATGTCCATGCCACTACCTTCCGATGATAAATAAATTAGGAGGGTTACTATGTCTGACGAAGTACAAGAAACTCCCTTTGGTGGTATTGTTCGAGTTGTTAAACTTATCAATGGCGATGAACTAATTGGTTTAGTTCGAGACGCACAATTAGATAAAATTTTAATCTTATTTCCAGCCAAAATTGAAACTGCATTATCACGTGATGAAAATGGTGAGCTAATTGAATATTTTAAATTAACTAACTACGCAGCTAATCTACAATTATCTGAAATTTCAATCAATAGAACTTCTATATTATATACTGGAACTCCTGCTGATGATCTTTCTAAGATGTATGATATATTTTTTCAAGCAATGCAAACAGACCCAAAGTCAATAATGAACAATATTAGTGAAGATATTGTGGTTGGTCCAGAGACTGGACTTATGATGCTAAATGAACTCTTCAATAATGAAGATTTTGTAAATTTTGTCAACGATATGATCGACACCTATGAAGGTGCTGAAATTATGATAGATGTTGATGATGATGGAGAAGAAATAGAAGAAGCTGAGAAGCAGGAACCCTCTGTAGAGGATTTGTTGATCGAGGAGTCTCCGAAGCCACCTAAGCCAATAAAACGCCGCACAATGAATCCTGAGACGAAGAAACTACCTTATAAACCAGATGGCGACCCAAATAAAGCTGAAAGTTGGTCAGATGACCCTTCTGAGTACTTTTAATTAAATTTGATTCAATAAATTAGACTCAGCATCAGGAATCATACTATAATAAGAGTACGCAAAAGATGCATTACATTTTACCAAATTTACATCACTGTTATCAGTCTGGAAAGCCAATCCACCTAAACTGGTTGGTATAACATTGTGGAATGTAAAACTTAAATCTACAGTATTACAATTAATTGGATTTAGAATATCTAAAACTGCTTTAATATGCCATTTTTGATATGTAAGATTGTTATTGTTATCATCATCAATATTTGATATATTTCTTATCCATGAGTATATACTTTTCCAATTAGTCAAATCGTTATCAACTATAAAATCAACCTTTAACGGTTCAAAGTTTGCTGCTAGAGTTGGAATAGGAATAGTTGTACCAAGAGTAGTGGGTTGTTTAGTTTCACCAATACTGAGACCTGGTAATGTTACACGTTGACACATAAGTTCAAATTGACTTGTTCCTCTGGAAAAAGTTAATCTGAAATAGTTGTTATAAAGTGGGTTTATATTATTTTTACATACTGTCATAAAATTATTTATTTAAAATGAAAGACCTCCCCATTTCTGGGGAGGTCTTCGTGTTACTTATACATGGTCAGTTTTTAGAACTGAGTATTACCATGTAGATTTGTTACAGCAGTGAAACGGTAGTACTGATTAAGACCAGCAGTTAGGCTATCACCATCGGGGGTAGCACCATTAAGAACGTATGGGTTAGCAACAACACCATAACGAGTCTTAAAGGCAATACGTGGTTGGAACGTATTAGGATCAACAGCTCGAACCATTTGGAGCGGAACGTATGGGCAGTAGAACAGACCTGCATCATATGGAGACTCACCCTTATATCCACAGACAAAGAAGTTTACTCCGGCTGGGCTATATGGATCGATATAAACCTTAATCTTGCCACTTAGTACACCAGCAAAGGTGCTTTGTGTGTCATCAACGTTTAGTTGAGGAGAAATAGCAGGACTGAGACTCATGAAACCTGACATAGCAAGGGCAGCTGCAGTATCACTATCAGTGATGATGAAGTTACCGCGACCACGACGAGTTTCCTTGGCGATTGCATTGCATTCACGCTCGATTTGGAAGCTAAGACCACGGAAACGTTCCGCAGACCAACGACCATCAGAATCTTGGTCAAGATCGTAGAATCCAGGACTAGCAAGATCTTTTTGTTGTGATCCTGGTTTTGCAACATAATAGATGCTACGGACGATTTCGCGATTGATTTCAGCAAGAATTTCAGTGCTGAGAAGATTTGCGAGTTCGGCTTCAGCGTCTAGACCGTGAACAGCCTTAAGATCTTGTGCCAATTCAACTGTGTAATTGCTGCTAAGAGCACGAGTCTTAGCTTGGACAGCAACACGGTCAATCGAGAAAGCCATTTGATTAAAGGTTTTATACGGATCAAGAGCATTTGCACCGCCACCAAGACCTTCACCGTTATTGGTAAGCATACCACGGTAAGTTGATAGTGCTGGATTACCTGCACGAATTTGCGTTGGGTCAGAACCACCCGAAGTACCGCAAAGACCTCTAAGAGCTCTCTCTTGTGCACTCAAGGTATAACCAGAACCACTCCACGATGGACTTGGCTCTTGGAACATAGCTTCCATATAGCTTGAACCTGCACCGTATGTTCCACCAGTTTGATATTGTGCACGCATGGCAAAGATAAGACCTGTTGGAGCGGTCATTGGTTGAACGCCACAGATATCATAGGCCATTAGATTTGGCATTGCACGGCGAACCAAGCTGATGAGTACTGGGTCATAACCAGAAACTGCACCAGTGTTGGTGAACGAAGAAGGCATTCCAAGATTATTGGAACTCATGTCTTCGCTAAGATGTTGCGAACGGATTGCTTGCTCTTCGTTTTCGAGAAGAACGGCAGTCACTTTACGACGGTATTCATCTTTAATTGTTGGAAGTGCATCATGGTTTAGAACCGGATTCCACTTCTCAGTTAAGATGTCATAAGGGGTTTGATCTTGAAAATTCATTTTATTAGTATCTCCTGTAATTAAAATTATTTAGTAATTTTAAACTTTCTTGTTAATGCGTCCCAACGCAGATGCGTAACCTTCTACCAAAGTCGTTGGGACTTCTTTAACCTTGGAAAAAGTTTGTTCTTCGTGCATAATTCTTGGTGCAGAGTATTGTCTTGCATTATTCAAGTAACTATCTTTAATTGCACTTAATTTGTTTCGATATTCTTCTGGTCCACCAAAAGAAACGTTCTCCATCAAGGCTTGAAGTTTGGCAACTTGTGTATCTGCGAGATCTTTGGTCTCCGCTACAAAAATTCCTGCACATTCAGTGAGTGCAACTTCTTTCTTGAGGTTAATGTTATCATTCATTCTTTGATTGAGTTGTTCATGTAAGCCCTTGTTCTGAGCATATAATTCGTCAAGAACATTATATTTTTCAGCAGGAACATCGATGTAATGATTCTCAAAGAGATTCTTCAAACCAGTAATGAAGTTTTCTGCAATTTGGGTTTTGATACCTTGTTCGACAGCAACTGCATTATCAGTCATCCACTCTTCAACAACATACTCCAAATAATCGTCAACTTTTTCAACCAAATTATTTGTTACGTTTGAAAGATATGTTTTGACGTTTTGATCAACTTCTTCCAAGACGATAGAAACATTCTTTTCTACACGGTCTTGAACAGCTGCTTCAAATACACCTTCGAGTTGTTCGACAAGGCTAGAAGAAACATTGGAGTCACCAAGAAGACTGATGATTGAATCACGGAATTGTGACTTATAACCTTCAGCCATAGCATCTTCTGTATTGTCCATATCTTCTTCCTCTTCTTCTTCAACCTCATCAACTTCTTCTTCTTCTGGTGGTTGTTGCATACCAGAATTGAAACCAGAACCATATGCAGATCTTGGATCAACTGCACCACGAACAGGAACCTGTGATGTTGCACGGTTCATCATGTAGGTATCGATTGCTGAAGGAACCATATCAGTTTTACCATCTGGAAGATATGATCCACCATTGGCTGCACCACCTGCACCCATTGGCATACCCATTTGTGGCTGTTGCCCCATTTGTGGTTGACCCATTTGTGGTTGACCCATTTGTGGCTGTTGTCCCATTTGTTGAATTGTTTCTTGTAATGATTTTTTGTTGTTTTTCTTCATATCAATATATCCTTGACCTTTAAGTATTTATAAATTGTTTATAGTTTAATATTTCCAGCACCAGATGCTATCTGTTTTGTCTGACGTTTTCCTAATTGTGATAGTTGATCAGAAACATAATCAACTCCCATAACTTTAGTTGCATAATCTAATGGATCCACACCCATAGCGGTTAGATATGGTAATTTTCCTGCTATGCTTTGACCGAGTGGTCCCATAAAACTTAGTGCAGCTCCAGCAAGTCCAGCTCCAGCTACTCCAGCTATAGCATCTTTAACCAGAGATTCTCCACCACGCATTCCAGTCTGTGCATTAGGATCTAATTTATATCCAAGTCGTCTCTTAGCAGTTCCGAGTGCACCAAGAAAACCTAAACTAGGTTGACCAGAAGTTTCTTTATTTAAATCAATATCAGAACCCAGAGCAGTTTGTAGCGCATTTTTGTAATATAATGATTCTGATTCTTTTTTCTTTTTCTTAGTTTTTCCAGTAACTGGATTTATTTCAGTATCAGAAGGATCATATGGTGCAATAGTTGACCCATAACCTGGAGTCATTCCAACACCACCACCCATAGAAGTTTCTTCTCTAAGAGTATAAAGTAAAAAATCTTTTGTATTTTTGTTTAAGTACATTTTAGATGTTCTTGAAAAAATCTTCAAAGATTTTTACAACATTCTTATTTAAGTTTCTAGAAGATGAATTTTTTACAATGCGTCTTGCATTTTCAAGTTGATGTTCAGACCACATACCATTTTCCATGATCCATTCTCTACCTTCCATGATTCCATTTACGAAAGCATTTGGGGCTGAAGGATCTGCTACAATATCAATTGCAGCCAACATAAAGTCTTCTTGAACTTCTTGGTAACCATTCTTTGCTTTAAGAGATCCCATACCACGAGTTGATACACCTAATTGTGCACCTTCGTCAATGAGATTTTTTACAATCTTTCCCATTGGTGTATCAAGAACTTTTGCTTTACCATAGATACTTTTTCCATCTTCATGGAGTTCTTTAACAATATGAGATACTCTATCA